TAATTTTCTAGTTGATTCTACTGGTTCGCCCCAGTGAAGTTCTATATCTCTACACATTGCGAATATTTTTTTGCGTTGTTCTATAGATAGTTTTTTATTGTCCGGAACCTCTACTTCTGCTTTTAGTGGATATCCGTTTTCTAGTAAGTCAATGTGACTTTGTTCAAGTTCAACACCAGTAGCAACGACGGAATAAGTACCGTCATTGTCTTTCTGGTATCTTGTAATGTATTGCATTTAAACCACGTCCTAGAACGGTAAATCTTCATCATTGATTTCTATTGGACCATTAGCATTAGCGAATGGGTTTGATTGTTGACTCATTGGCGTCTGTTTCCCATTTGCTTGCTGTTCTTTTTGTTTCATCTCATCAGTTTTAGGTTCTGGTTTATTAACTACTTCATCGTCTTTATTCCAAACTTTTACATATGAGAGTCTTACAAAATACTTGCCTTGTTCCTCGTTAAATTTATTTTTAAGTACAATAGTTCCGATTTTGTTAATTAATTGATCTGTGTCAAAAGTTAAATCTGGTAAGTTCAATTTAATTCCTAATCTACTAAGTAACTCGATATATTGTTTTTCTTGATAATCTTGTTGGAATGGTGGGACGAATTGGTTGTGTTTGTATTGTTTACCTTCGTTGTTTTCAAAAACAATCGTGAAGTATCTGTTTTCTCTGTCGTTAAACTCGACATTTGCAACTTCTACTGTAAATTCTCCAGCTCCTAAAAAGTCCCCACCTTTCATGAATGCCTCTTGATTAGTTTCTTGAATGTATTGTGTTCTACCAGTGATTTTCATAATTTTTATACCGTCCTTTTTAGTTTTTTATTAATTTCCGTTTTGTGCCATATCTATAATTTTTGAAATTGAAGCATTTTTAATACCTGGATTATTGATTGTTATTTGCGGATTATGCCTAACTTTAGTTGTATATAAATTAGAAGGTTCTACAGAAAATACATAGTCGTGTGTCGCATTTCCGTTCTCATCTGTATGATCTTCTATAAATGTATGTCCTATAATGTCGAACTGAGTTACTAAGTTATTGTGTATTGCCGGTTGTACTTCAATTGATATTCTAGGGTTAATAATTTTTCCGTTCTCATCTTTATCTTCCGAGTTAAGCCCTTCATGTCCTGTAAGCACAACGTGAAATCCGAGCTTATCTTTAACCTTTAATAGGTGCCTAATCGAGTTAACGATCAATTTAGATGTTTCCCCATAATCTTGTATTCTCGCTTTTTTGACTTGATGCGTATTCATTACATGAGTTAGCGTTATATCTCTTAATTTTTGAGCTGTTTCAATTACAACCACATCAAGTAACTTTCCTTTTTGTCTAGCTGTATTTACAATCGATTCAATACTCGCAATTGTGTTTCTAAAAGCAATGTAATTGTCGACTCTCTTCACAAAACCTTGTCGCGTTACTTGAGTACCATCTTCGTGAATATCGATAATAAAAGCGTTGTTTTCTCTAGTGGCTAAAGTCGTCTTTCCGGTTCCTGATTTGCCATATACCATAATTGAATAATAGTTCTGAGTATCTTCGTTAATTTCTTCAATACCTAGTTCTTGTAAAATGTCTTGTTCCTCACTCATCACTTAATCACCAAACTTTCCGTTACCTTTAATTCAGCGCCCGGAATATCTTTGCCAGCTTTCAAATCATCGATTAGTTGCTTAGAATTAAGCTTTGGCGCTTGTGATAGCCAATAATCCTTTGGAATAAGTTTTTCATCGATAATATTTTTACTAGCCCCGTTTTTGCGCTTGTAAATATGATTAGTAGCTGTGCGGTAACTATCTACTTCCTGTGTTTCTAACATCTCTTTTAAGTAATCTCTTAAACGATCAGTTAAATTTTGTTTTTGTTTTTTTAAATTTTGAAGTCTCTTAATTTCTTTATCTATGACATCTATGTCACCTAAAGTTTCACGTCTCCAATTGACAATGTTGTCTACTTTGACGTTCATTTCTGCTTTGATAGAATCTAATGTATCTTTTAGTAATGTTGGATCTAATTCATCTTGATTAGACATCTCTTTAAATGCTTCTGATAGCTCATATAGATTAGCCATTAGTTAATCCCCCTCCTACCATTTCATGACTAAGTTAATTAGTCTGTCCTGTTCATCTGTGTTCTCTTCAATCCATTCGTTTATAACGTCGTGCATTGCATCCATTGCAATATATAGTTCGCTTAAATCTACGACATGAAATGATTTAAGTGGAACATTATTCATATCCTTAACTTGTATACTGATACCGTCATGTCTCTTCATCGCAGACACTTTAAATTCGAACCCGTTAAAGTTTATAATTTTATTTTTTATCTCACCCGCTTTGTAATACATTGTTTTAGTCCTCCTTGTATTCTTCGTACTCCTCTTCGCACTCCTCGTTATCTTCTTCGTTTTGTAATTCATAAATTTTGTTTTTCAGTTTTATATTTTCTTTTTCCAATTTTTCGTTTTTTCTTTCTTCAGCAAAATACTTACCTCTGTAAGTATCTTCTTCTTTATCTTTAACAGCCTTTATTTCAATAAGTTTTCTGTACTCGTTCAATGTGATTGTTACTGTCAATTCTTGATTTGCTACAAAGTTATCTTCTTCATTTCTGTATCCTGAAAAATCTTTAGTGTAATAATGTTGTTCAGTTTTAATATTTTCAGTCATAGTTGACTACCTCCGTATATTTTGATTTAATTAAGTTGTATATTTTGATGAACACTTATTGTTACTTGTTGGCGCAAGTAGCAGTTTTTTCATTCTTCATAAAAGTATTCCTTATAGAATATGAATGTTGCGATACTTGCGAATCCCGCAATTGACCATGCTGTAGTGAAGTATAGAAACGGCATGAGTACAATCGCTAAGACTGTGAAGCATAGTACTGCTAATAGGTAGCTTTTATAAATGTTACTCATTTAATATCCTCCTAATACCATTTTTTATGCTTTCTGATCAAATACTCTTCCAATTTAGAAATATTAATCAGAGTGCCTGTTGGTGAATAATCAATGTATAAATTTTCTACACCTAAATTATCTTTGCGGTAATATTTCAACCAGTTGTATACTGTACTTCTACATACTCCAAACAATTGATGGATTTGTGTAGGTGTTGCGTATAACTTTTTCACAAATTTTTCTTCGCCTCTATATGTGTTTTCTGGTGTTGGTGGTACTATGATTTTTGGCATTTCTATCTTTCCTTTCGTGTATAATGTTGTTATTTGCTAATAGTTTGTTCGGCGAACTTCAAAAGGCGACGAGCAGATTCAGTAGAATTTTCAGCATCTTTCGGTATGGTTAAAGATTTGTTGTTTAGATAGTCACTCAACGCCCTGCTACTAATCACAGGTTTTCTAGTGTGCTTCTCAATCTTCCAAACCTTCCACGTCACAACTGCCATTGTGATGAGGAGGGTTGTTTTACACAATTTGTTCACTGTGAATCCTCCTTAAAAAACAAACTTCTAAATCCTGATTTTTCATATCTACCGGGTCTGCCTTTTTCACTCTTTGCATAATGCTCTATGTTTATGTCGTAACCACCTTCGTAATTTCCGTTTCTAGTTACCCATAAAAATTTAACTACTCGTTTGCTCTTCAGCTCTCCACCTTTATAAATGACTAATGGAACGCTGTTTTCATCTTTCACTTTGATGACAATTAGATCTTTGTGTCTGATATTTTTGTTGAACTTTTTTAAAATCTCCCTCATCTCATGAATTTTTTTCAATATTAATTTCATTACTTTTTGAATGTTCATTTGTTACATCTCTTTTCGTGTATAATGTTGTTATCAACCTAAGGAGGTGATAAGTATGAAACTTCTAGTTACTTTAAAGGATGGTTCAAAAAAACATGTTTCGGATTTAAAGAAAATTGTTTTTCCAGGATATGAAGGAATTGAAACTGTTACAAAAGAGGAAATCGAAACATTTTTTCTAGACCCTACTAAAACTTATGTGTTTGTTGGATCTCAAACTCTAAGTGTGGAGGCAGGGCAAATCCTTACCGTTGAATTTAGCTAACCTTTTTCAACAACTCTGCAACTGCTCGCAACAGTTCAGGGTTGTTGTTTCTTTCTAAACAGTAACTAGCATGCTTGAGTAATTTGAGTTTTAATTTATTTTTTTCTTTCGCAATTCTAAATTTTTGTAACATTTGTTGTTCCTCCTATTAAATTGTTTGTTTAAATTTCAAATTGGCTAATATCTACACCGTATTTAATCGCCATACTCTTAATCACTGAAATGTATATCTCAACCAATCTAGGTTCATCAGTAATCACATCTAATTTTGACAACTTGTTAATCTGGGTTTTCGTTGCACCATTCGCTAGCATTTTGCCTTTGCGGTTCTGCATACGAATTTTTAAATTACAGCGTCCTTTTTCTTCTAAAGCTTTATATGCTTCAGACTTAACTTTCTGGTGCATTGCTCCGCCACCTAAATGTTGTGCAATCGCAGATAACATTTTGTTTGTGTCGTTACGCCAGTTTTTCGTTTCAATACCGACAATGTGACGAATACCTGTGATTTCTTGTTGCATTTGTTTGTTAAACTGTTCTTGTTCTTTTTGTGCTTTGAACATCATTTCTAATGCTTGCATTGGTGTTTGTGGTACATTAAGCTGTGCTTGTTGTTTAATGTATTCATCCATTTTATGGAATGCATCAACATAAGTTGCAGTAAACAAAATGCCTTTACTACCTGTCATCTTGTTTGCCACTATGTCGCAACCTTTTTTGGTTAATAAGTAGTGTTTAGTCTGACGATTGTTTGCACCTAAATAAGTTGATTCTACGAAGTAATCATCAGGGCTCAACTTTGAGCTTTGCAAAATTACACTTCTATAATTTTCAATATCTCTGATTAAATTTTTATGTTCCTTACCCACCATTTCTGCTACTTCTCTACTATCTACGTAATGCGTCTCGTTCTGTTCTACTATTTGTAATTCTTGCATTTGGGCTTCCTCCTTAAGTTTTTATAACCTTTCGTTCTTTTTCGGGAACGTCCGATGTAAAAAAAATATCTAAGTTGTTGGTCTCAAACCCTAATATCTTAGCCATTTTGATAAATTCATTAGCGCCTATGTCTACTAATCCATTCTCTCGCTTGGCATATGGTGTTCTTGTTTTCCACCCCATTAAATGAGCCATTTCGTCTTGAGTTATACCACAAGCGATTCTTTCAGCTCTCAATCTTTTTAAATCGAGTATCATGTTGTCACCTCCTCGTTCTCGTTTGAGAACTGTATATAATTTAACATGTTCCGTTCTCATTTGTCAACACTTTTTACTCAAAATAATTCATAAAGTTTTTTTCTACTTATATATTGTATTCAATTGGGAACGGTGTTATAATCTAATCGTTCACATGTAAGAACAAATATTTTATTCAGGAGATACTTAAAATGAGAAACAATGATGAAATAATCACAATAATCAAAACATCTATGAAAGAACAGAATTTATCACTTAGTGAATTGGCTCGTCGTGTAGGAGTTGCTAAATCTGCTGTGTCACGTTATTTAAATTTAACAAGAGAATTTCCGTTAAATAGAGCAGAAGATTTCGCAAAAGCGCTTAGTATCAGCACAGAATATTTACTTGGTTTTGAAAAAAGTGAACAAAAACAAGAAGAACCACAGCACCGTGCAGCTCATTTAGAAGGAGAATTAACTGATGACGAGTGGCAAAGAGTTTTAGATTATGCAGATTATATAAGAAGCAAACGTAAGTAAAGGATGTATTAGATGGGATTATATGAAGAAACTTTAATACAACATGATTATATTGAAATAAGAGAGGCTGATGTGCTTCCAGATAATTTAGACGGGGTATGGTTAGGAGATTTAATTTTGATAAAGCGTGTAGATATATGCGAAGACTATATTAATTTGGTATCTCTAAATCCGAAGTATGATGATATCAAAGTCGCTTCGTTTAGTAATATTAAAGTAATGGGCAAAGTTGTATTGTGATTAATAGCGCCTATATGGCACTTTAATATAAAAGACGTCTATTTCAGCAGTGTTTGAAAGGAAGTTTATAATGAAAATAACTAATTGCAAAATAAAAAAAGAAACTATAGTATATGAAGTTTTAACTAGTGGTAATCAACCATTCACTTATGAGTTACCTAAAGATTTATCGTCACATAATGCGCGTAAATACTTGGAATTTATTTCACAAAAAATAGATGGAGATAAGTTAACCAAAGAAGATTCATTATGATTTTACTAAATAAAAAAACGCCTACAAGTGTAGACGTTGAATGGTGGTGAGAATTTTATGGTAGATAAAAACAAAAAACAAGAAACTACTCGTAGTAACCCATTAAACAAAAGTTTTGAAAAGTCAGGCGCCAGCGAAAAATTAAAAAGCACTTTATCAGAAAAAGCTAAGAAAAAAGATTAGTATTCATTCATTAAATATAAATCCAATTTAATTTGTTGTTTAAGGTCTACAAGCGTATGTTTAATATACAATTCATCGTTTGACGGTAAATCAGATACTTTGAAATCTTGTCGCTCAACTTCTAGTAAATCGAAATCGCTACCAGCTGAATTATAGGTTTTAAGTTCACCCTCTTCAATGATTCTGTTTTCAAAGTCTTTTATAACTATAAATACTGGTTTACCGTTGTTATTAAACAACTTGTCTCTTTTGTCTAATAAGCTTATACAATCCAATTTCATAAACTTTCTGGTTATATTAATTAACCAGATAATAAATTTAACAATTAAAGGATTAAATACAAACACTGTTAAAACAAAAATAAATAGAAACAAAATATTTGCTTTTAGACCTGTAAGCAACTGAATTAAATTCAAATTTTTTAAATCAACATTATTAAAAATTATAAAACTATAAAACCATATCAAACATGTTTCAATAGAAAAAATCAATAATACAGGAGTATTGATAACCTTGTTTTTTTCACTAACTAAACCTATCATTGTTAGATATTTATATGGTATGTAACCTAAAACTCCTGTAAGAAGAAGCGCCCCTAGAAATTGAGTCATCTTATCACCTACTTTTTATTTTATTATAACATATTTAGTACCTAGTACTAAATTTTGGGTAGCCCACCTACCCTTATTATTTTTTACAAATTTACAGAACGTACGTTCCTACAGGAGGTATAAACATGTGGATTGAAAAATTTAAAAACAAAAATAACGAAACTAAATACAGATATTACGAGAAGTACAAAGATCCATACACAGATAAATGGAAGCGCGTAAGTGTTGTGTTGAACAAGAATACAAAACAATCTCAAAAAGAAGCAATGTTTCGTTTAGAAGAAAAAATAAAAGAAAAACTGAACAACAAGTCGTCAAGCGAATTAAAAACTTTGACTTTTCACGCGCTATTAGATGAATGGCTTGAATATCATATAAAAACATCAGGTTCAAAGTTGACTACTCTTAATAATATAAAAATAAGAATTAGAAACATTAAACGATACAGCTCTGAGAACTTGCTTTTAAACAAACTAGATACAAAATATATGCAGATATTTATTAATAAATTATCAGATATCTATTCTCAAAATCAAGTAACCCGTCAACTCGGAGATATGAAAGGAGCTATTAAATATGCAGTTAAATTTTACAATTATCCAAATGAATATTTGTTAACTAATGTCAAAATTCCTAAAAGAAGAAAAACAATAGAGGATATCGAAAAAGATGAATCTAAAATGTACAACTATTTAGAAATGAACCAAGTCCTACAGATACGTGATCATATACTAAATGATAATAAGTTACACAAGCGAAATCGCATTTTAATTGCCAGCATCTTAGAAGTACAGGCTTTAACTGGTATGCGCATAGGAGAACTACAAGCACTGCAGGAAAAAGATATAGATTTATTAAACAAAACTATTAATATAACAGGTACAATTCACCGCATTAAATACGAGGAAGGATTCGGATACAAAGACACTACAAAGACTATAAGTTCAAAAAGAAGTATCAGCATCAATTCTAGAACCGTAGAAATTTTTAAAAAGATAATACTGGAAAACAAAATGTTGAAAAGATGGAATTCGAGCTATGTTGACAGAGGGTTCATATTCACAACAAAAAAAGGGAATCCTTTATGTAATAATCAAATCGCCGGTGTGCTTAAGAAAACTACAAAAGCTTTAAATATGAATAAGAAAGTTACCACGCACACATTTAGACATACACACATAACTTTATTAGTAGAAATGAATGTTTCTTTAAAAGCAATTATGAAAAGGGTAGGACATGTAGATGAAAAAACAACCATTCGCATATATACTCATGTAACTGAAAAATGGATAGAGAACTAACTCAAAAACTCGAAAACATTCCAAGTTAGCTTAAATCTGCCCTTTTTTTGCCCTTATATTTTTTACAAGCTTTATAAAACGCTTGAGAACACTGGTGTTAAAGCTTTTCTTGAAATAAACATATCATCATTATGAGATGGTTCAAAAATTTGATTAACAATTAATGGCTTCATATTTCTAACAATGTCATCTAAGTGATTTTCTAAAATTGGTGAAGCTGTTTTTAAGTTATTTAAAAATTCATCTAAATTTTTAAGTTTACTTTTTAAAACTTCAAGGTTTTTATCAATTTCGTCGACATTTATTCCCATAGCCTTTATCTTTATTTTCATTGTTACTTTGTATATTAAACTGCTTATTTCATAAATATGTCTCACAGCTGTTTCTACCGAATGTATAACTTCAAGAATGTAGTTTAATACTGGTTCAAAATAATTATTGTAAGCTTCTTGAACATAATCACTAATTTTGTTAACTGCATTATCAATATGGTTTTTTAAAATTGTCATTTTTCTAGTTAAATAATTAGAAGATTGTACTTGACCCGAAATCATATGTTCACCGCTATAATTAATAGATAAGTTTCCATCCATTACCGTTGCATCTTGATGAGACATTATATTTTTAATATCGGTTATCTGCTCTCCATATACATCATTTTGTTTTTTTACAAAATTTATATTATTATTCACAACATTTAAATGCTTCATCATTTCCTCTGTCACGCCATCTTCAAAATCATGATCTAAATTTTTAAACATTTCTTTAATTACGTTATCCAATGAATCATGTAAACTTTCTATGCCACGTTGTAATTTTTTATCTAAATCTTCAAGCATTTCTTCAATAGTATTTAATTCAAAAATAAGGACTGCAACTGATGAAAATATGAAAGCAATTCCAACAAGATTTTTTTTGACATTATCAATTGCGCTAAATGCATCCTTTTTCAAAGAAGTTAATTCTCTACTCATTCCTTCAAGGATATCAACTTCGACAATCTTTTTAAAATCTTGTTTAAGTTTATGTTTTCTTTCTCCAAAATTAGCATTTTCAACCTGTGAAATATTATAGCTCTCATTCAAATAATTTACACAATCGGTTAACATATTACTTGTTTCACCAGTTACCAAATTACTTAATGCACTAAGATTTTCTAGATTTAATTTTATAGGAGTCCCTTTACCCGTTCTCGCTATTGAATCTCCTGTCCACACATTAATTGGAATTCTATCATCCATATTTATATCGATTTCAATAGTTTTTTTGACTTTTTTACCATTTTTAATCATAGTATCTTTAACTGATTTAATTTTATAAACTGCTAAATCCTTATAAGTATTATATCTTGGATTTAATTTTCTTTTATAACCTAAATGACTATTTACTAATCCATCCATCGTTGGCACACCAGTTTCTAAATTCACTCGTTTTCCTAGTGTCGGAGTGGCAAATGGATCCTGCAGCCAAGATAAAATATCAAACTTACTATGATAATTAATCATATTTTCAAAGTTTTGAGATTTGAAATTTTCCCATATTGACTTTGGTAACATGGCAGGGTTTGTAGAAACTATATTTTTATTCGGGTTAATCATCCCTTGGTGGTTAGCACTTGCTCCCCCTTGAGAATTGCCTCCATCAGACTTAATAGTTTTGTTTTTATACGTAGACGGATTTTTCTTATATTTCCTTAAAAAATCAGAGCTTTTAAGTGTATCTGCATCTTTTAGTTTCTGTTCATACGATTTAATATAAGCATTATTTTGTTCTAATAAAGAAGTTGACTTATTTTTATCATTCATTAACTTTATATTTTCAATCCAATCATCAGCAACCTTCCCACGAAAAGGATTGTTGCTTCCGATACTCTTATTATTATTTGTACCTTGGAAGATAATAGCTTGTTGTCCTGTTAATTCATTATTGCTATTTACCAATTCAAAAACTTTTGCATCTGTACCACCAAAACTTTTAGAATTAGGATTGTCTGAATAATCTTCAATTAGTCTATATTTATTATTATTTACTCTAATTACATATCTTTTGTCCAAATCTTGATATGCCCAGTATCCACTTAATTCTGCTAAATCTCTATCATTAATTTTTTTCATGATTAAATACTCCTACTTCTATTGAATCTTTCTTACTGTAACTAGGTCTTGCTGAATTTATATATTTATCAGTAATTTGAAGAGAAACATTCAAATCATGAGGAATATTCTTTTTCTTTTTTAGTACTTCAGAAAAATCAATCATCTCGTCTATTGTATTGTCTTTAGTGCTAAATAAAGTTGTAACAACATATGGACGAGATTTATCTTTAAGTTGTTTTTTTGAGTTTTTCATACCATCACTAAAAGTCTTATCATCCTCTTTGATTAAGGGTTGAAAATACTTTTTATATTCATCTAAAGTATATGGAATTGCAGTCAAATAATAATATTCATTTCTAAAACCACTATTCTGCGTTTTCATAATTGCATTTTCTGTATAACCAGTATATTTATATTTACTTTTATATTCTTTCAAAACTTCTGTTAAACTATCCAACTCTTGCTTATGAGCTCTATATTCAAAGCCGCTCAACACTGTACCTACTAAAGTACTCATATCATCGCCTTTATCCTCACTTCTTAATGAGCTATCACTCTCTATTATCGATTTGTCAAATGGAATACTCGCATTAAATACGATGTCGTGGTCATCACAATGCACGAATACTTCTACACCGTCGCCACTACCTACAACATTGGTAGCTTTAACTTTTAAACCGAAGTTATCCATAAAAAATTGTTCGCCTCGTTTGGCAATTTTATCTTTATGCTTCTTCGCAAATTCAATCGCATCTTTTTCTGCAGGCGGTTGGAAGCCTTGTCCTACATATTTTGAAGCTTCCATTTCTTCTGGTACTGATTTTGTTTCTGTATTCGTGTCTTTACTTGATTCATTTTCCATCGTGGAACATCCCCCTAAAATTAATGTCGTAGCTAAAACTGATCCAATGAATTTTTTCAT